TAATATATCAAAAATATCAATAATATAAAAATAAATTGTATAAATCAATTTTATAATATTATTATAAAATAACATTATTTAGTTATAAAACTAAAAGAATATATCATTTTTTTAAAATTATATTAAAAAATATATAATAAATAATATAGTATATATAATATAGTATATATAATATGTTTAGTTTATTAATAAATTTATTTGAAGGAAATATCTATAAACCGATTCCAATAATTAATGAAAGGGAAAAAGAGAGGATAAATGATATTAATAATTGTATATATATATTAAAAAAAATAAGATTAAGTTAAAATTTTATATATTTCAATTATGAAAACTATAGCACAAAACCATAATGAAATTAACCAATATGGTATAACAATTAATTCTTTTTTATAATAAAACCAAGTTTTATAAAAATATTTAATAAATATTATTTCACTTAAAATAGCAAAAAATGTAAGTAATAGATATATTAAAATATTTTTTTTATTTATTTTAAAAATATATAATGATAGTAATGCAATTAAAGTAATTAATAAAAATCTATAAAATGTATTTTTTATATATTTAAAAATACAAATAACAATTAAATAAAATAATAAAAGTATTAAATATCTATTATCTATATATTTCATAATTATATTCTATAATATTAAAGTATTATAATATTTTTTATTGTGAATATATAAATCCATGATCTTCGCGATCTAAATCATCCGGATCATTATCATCATTATTGTCAGTATTCATCCTAAATTCATCTTCACCATTATAAATAGGTATATCAGGATTAACATCTTGGTCGTCATTAAATATATTATCATCTAAATTTTCAACTCTAATACCAATTTTAGTAAGTTCATTAAAAACCTTTCTTTGTTCTTCAGTTTGTTTATCAAAAACATCTAATTTTCTATTTTTAAATTCTTCTCTCATTCTATTTAAAAAATCTTGATTTTCTTTAAAAGTTGGAATTTTAGAATAATTTAATAAATTCATAGTTTTTTTATGTATAATTTTAATTTTTTCTATATATTTATTATTGTCATCTGTATCTATATATAATTTCATTTTATCGCCTATAATATGATCCGGATTATAAGGACAACACATTGCTTTAACGCATATATATGCTTTTGCTCTTTGAATATCTGTTAAATCTTTATTATCAGTAATTTTATTAAGATTATTAAATTCTGATATTAAATATTTTATATATTTTATTGAATCATCTAATATATTATAATCAGTTTCATAATATGCATCATTATCATCTAAAGAATAAAATGATTTAGATAATATATATAAAGAATTATAAATAACTTGTTTATAATTAATACTATTAATATTATTTATAAAATGTGTAATTATAGTACTTTTTTTATTATTAATAGTATTAGTAAAATATTCTAAATATTTTTTTATAATTTTTATATATTCACTACTTCCATTTTTATAAATATTTATATAATTATTTTCTGTAAATAATCTATTTTGTTTATCATCATTAAAACTATTTAACCAGATATCATAATTAAAGTTTTCTGATGAATAAAAAATATCATAATTTAATTTAGTGTATTTATAATAATCATCAATATTATCATCTATAATTTCATCAAATTCTTTTTCTTTAAAAGGAATAAATGAATACTCTCTTGGTTTATTATTTTCTCTATTTTTTGCAAAATATGTTTTCGCTGCTAATAAATCGTTACGTTTACCAATTAAATCACTATCTGGAGAAAAGTCTTTATTTATTTGTTGTAAACAACAACCTAGTAAATATTTATGTATTCTATTATAATTAATACCAGGCATATATATTAATGCATTAACATAATTTGCTAACATTTTATCTTTTAAAGAAACTGTTTTAGTTTTTTTAAATTCATTTAAATTTTCAACTAAATTAACTTGATATTTTTTGCCTTTATTTCTATTAATTAAATTAGTTTTAAGATCAGTGCTATTTTTTTCTAATTCTTTTAATATATCATTATATTCTGTTTCTATTATTTTGGTAACTATATCAATTATATTTTTATCAATATTATAAATATTTATTTCTTCATTTTCTTGAAATATACTATTACTTATATCACATAAATAAATAGTTACACCTACTTTTTTATTTTTTACCAATGGATATCCAATATCAGACCATAGATGTATATAATTTAAATTATAATTATGCACATGAGTTCCATTTATAATAGAATTTTGTATTTCTAGAATCCATATAGCAAGAGCATGATTTATTAAATTTTTAATAACACTTATATGCAGTTCATTAAATTCAATTAACGATTCTAGTATTTTATCAATATTAGTATCAATATATTGATTTATTTGTAATTTAATTTGTAATTTTATATTTTTTATTGAATTAGAATCAGTTGTAAATATTTTACTATTTATATTACAAATATCATTAATAATTTTATCAGATATAGTGTTATCATATTCATGAATTTTATTTTTTAATATAAAAAATTTTGTTGGTAAATTATTGAATTTTTTATATAAATTATTACATAATATATTATAATCAATTTCTAATTTAGATTTATTTTGTATTTTATCAATTATTGGTAATATAATTTTAAGATATTCTTTAAATCCTTCAGCATATCTAAAATTAGGAGATTGAATATATTTATCAAATATATTAATATTATAATTAAAATAATTTAAATCTAAATTATCTATTTCATTCATATCATCTAAATCATCTTTATTATCATAATCTATAAATTGGTCTATATCATCATTATTATTATTATTAATATTATATCTGCTATTATCATTACCAACTTTAATTTCATATAATTCATTTGAAAAATCTAAAAATTTTAAGGGTGGTTGATACAAATTATAACTGAAATTACGCATTAATTCATATTTTTTCTTTTCTATAAAATATAACTCCTCTATTTTTTCAACATCATTTATATTATAATCTTTTATTGTTTTAATTAAATTATCTATTTTTTGATAATTCATAATATTACGAATGTTTTCTATAATTGCTTTTTCATCAACATCATTATTATAAATAGCATTTGTTATATCATTAATATTATTATATAATAATTCTGGATTTTCAATTGAATTTCTTTCCTCTTCTAATTTATCAATAATAATATCATTTTCTTCTTTATCTTTATCACTGAATTTTAATAATTTTAAAATATTTATATTTTTTTCATAAAATAATGTTTTATTATTAACAATATTCAGTAATTTAATTCTAAATGATTTTAAATTAATTTTTTCTTCTTTACTGTCTGAAAAAATATCAGAAATATATTTATTTAATATTTCAACATCGTTTAAATTCATTTTATCTAAATTATAATCAAATTTATCTAATAAAATTTCAAGTGAACTATAATCTAATTCTTCTAATTTTTTTAATTCTTCTATATCTAATTCTTTTAATATATTTTCAATTTTAGGTTTTACTTTATTTAATTCATTTTCTATATTATTATTTTCTATAATTTCTGTATTTATTTTTTCTAAATCTATATTTTTATTTAAGTATGATAATACTTTATCTGATAAATAATCTTTTTTACTAGATTTAGGTACACTATAATAAATTTGATCTACTGGAATATTTGTGTCATCATCTTTCAATAAAATATAATCATTTTCATTGTTATTTATTTTAATTTTAGTTTTATTAACTGGTTTAAAACGAACTAATCTAGATCGTTCATCATATATAATAGTAAAAAAAAGTTTATTTTTTTCTTTTTTTGCTAAATCTAAATCTTTGAATTTATTAATTCTTTTAAAACTATCTATAAATTCGCGCAATCCTTGTTCTGGATCTTTTTTATCATCATTTTCATTAAATTTTTTCTTTATTGAATCACTTATTAATACATAATTATTTGTATTAATTTTTTCTTCATCTACTATGCTATAAAATAAATCTACAAAATTATTTGTTTTATTTGCATTATCAAAAACTTCATATAATTCATTATATATTTCTTTTTTTGTAAATGCAACAAATGTAGGATTATCTTTAATTATTTCATCAAATGTTAAAATTTCATAATATTCTATTTCTGGTAATTCTTCATCTATATATATTTTATCATATATAACATCTTCATCATCATCGTCTTCATTTTCTTCTAAAATAGGTATTTGTTCTGTAATATTATTATTTTCTATATCCATATTTATTATTTTAATTCAATCTTAATAGATTGAATGAAAAAAATAATTACATATTTAATCCTTCTTTAAAAATATATTCCATTCAGTTTTAATTGTTTCTAATTGATTTATTAACGCTAAACAATTATATTCCAAAAAATCATTAAAAACTTTTTCATTATTTTGTTCGGGTAATGTTATTCTTATATTTAATATATTTTTTAGAGGATGAGGACAAATATATCCACAATATGTACATTCAACGTTATCTAATATTTTTTCATTTTTTCTTACAAATTTATTATATATAAATGCTTGGATAACATTTCCTAATGTATCATCTTCATCATTAATAGTATATTCGTATGTATTATCTAAATCATTATATTTTTTAACAGTATGTTCGTTTGTTTTAATTTTAGTTATAAGATTATTTAATTTATCTGTTAAAATTTCTATTGCTTTATTTATTAAATATTTCGGTGTGATATATTTGTTAATTACTTCTAATTCAAATCTAATTGCATTCGGATCACCATATTCATCCACATAATATGCTCTTTCTTTATCTAATATACTAGTTTCTTTTGTAATTTTTGATTTATCTGTAATAAATGAAAATGATGCCAATGAAACCGGGTTAAATGCTGCATTATATTTTCCATTTCTTTTCACAACATTTGCAGTAAAATGTAAATATTCACCCGGTCTTAATCGTGTAATTAAAATATTATCATTAGTTACCATATTTGGATAAAATATTTCAGATAATTCTTTTTTATCTATTTCTTTATCATTACGTTTTCCAATAATATTCTTAGTGGTAACATTAATATTATTAACAGTATTATTTTCAACATTTAATTCTAATATTATTGAATTATCTTCAAATGTATCTATTTCGGCTTCTTTTAAACATACTGGAATCATTCCTATTCTATGACTTAAATATTCATTATGTAATGGTCCATTACTTTTAATAATATTTATTGTTGTATCTTTTTCTCCTATCATTCCAGGAATACTAATTTCAGATAAAATAATTCTTCTAATAGAATTAATAATAGATAAATCTACATCATATATTTCGAATGAATGTTTATTTGTAGGATCTTTAGGGTCAAATAAATATTTCTTAAACATATCTAAATTAATATATTATAAATATTTAAATCATTTTTTATTTATATATTTTAAAAAATGATATTTACTATATAATATATTTATATTAACATGAAAACAAAAATTGAAAAAATTTTAAATGATTTTATTAATAAAATTGATATAAATGCAAATTATAATTTATTTGAATTAAAAAAAATCTTATTTTTATGTTATGATAAAAATAATTCTACTATAAAAAAGTTAATACATGAAAAACCATTATTAAATTAAAAAATATATAAAAAAAAATGATATTAACTTTATTATTATAAGAATAAATGCTTTCTTACATTCTTAAAAGTTTTACTAATCTATTCTATGGCAATGAAAATAATTATTATCTCAATGAAAATGATTATCTAATATATTCTAAAACAGATAATAATGGTATTGCATTAAAAACTACAAATAATATATTTTTAGATTTATTTGTAAATATAGGAAGAGATTATTCATATGAAGAATTATCTAATAATATGAATGAATGTATGAAAATTAATCCATATAAAACTATTGCAATAATATTTAATTGTAGAGATAGAAAAAATGGAAAAAAAGAGAAAAAAATTAGCAATGATGCTATGAAATGGTTAAAAAAAAATTATTGGACCAAAACTTATGAAGGTAATATTTATAATTATATTAATAAATATGGTTGCTGGAATGATATTTTAACCAAAAAATATGTAGATTTATATGATTTTGAAATTAAATTAATTGCAGAACAATTAATTAAAGATAAAAAAAATTTAGAACTCAATGAACCAATTTCTCTTTGTGCTAAATGGGCTCCTAGTGAAAATAAAAAATATGATAAAAAAAATAATATTTCTGAAAAAATTGCTTTAAAAATTTATACTATTTTAGATAATAGTAACGAACTTTCTGATGAAATTAATAAAAAATATAAATTTCAAAATAAATATAAAGAATTTTATAGAAAAATGTATTTAACACCTTTAAGAAATAAAATTAATATTATTGAAAAATTAATGTGCAATAATGAGTGGAATAAAATAGAATATAAAAACGTTCCTGCAATTGCTTCTAAAAAATTTAAAAATGCATTTATGAAACATGATCAAGAAAGATATAACGAATATTTAAATAATGTAATGTCAGGTAATACAAAAATTAATGTAACTGGTATTTTACCACATGAATTAGTAAATTATTATTTAACAAACGAAAATGCAGAAATCGATAATACTATTGAATCTCAATGGAAAACAATATTACAAGAAATGAAATCAAGTAAATTATTTAATAATTTAATTTCTGTAGTTGATGTTTCGGGATCAATGTTTAATGCTAAAAATGGTAGTATACCAGCACAAGTAGCAATTGCTCTCGGATTACTTATTTCAAATTGTACGATAGGTTCTTTTAAAAATAAGGTAATTACTTTTCATGAAACTCCAGAATTTCATGAAATAAAAGGAGAAACATTAAAAGAACAAGTAGAATGTATTAGAAAAGCAAATTGGGGATACAATACTAATTTTGAATCTATTGCGGATCTTATTATTAATTATGGAAAACAAAATATTTTATCCGATTCTGATATGCCCCAAAAACTAGTTATATTATCTGATATGCAATTTGATGAAGCAATCAAAAATTATAATTATAATGAAGAAATTGAAAAAGATAAAAATGATACTAAATTAGAATTATTATATGATACTTTTAGTCAAAATTTTATAAATAATAACTATAAAGTACCTAAACTAATTTATTGGAATTTAAATTCAGATAATACTCAATCTTTTCCTGTAGATTCAAAAATAGAAAATACTGCTATAATTTCAGGATTTTCAGAACAATTATTAAAAATATTTATGGAATATGATGATTTTAATCCGGAAATTGTATTAGATAAAATATTAGAAAAATATATTAATGAAGTTTATGTTGATAATCAAGAATTAATTTCATTATCTGATTATAAATTTATGTAGATTAAAAGAATACTGATATGATTATTTTTTTTATAATATTTTACATTTTAATAAACTAATATTATATTAATATATAAAAAAAATGATATTTATTATTAATATAGAACTTAATAATGTCTACTGATTTATTTACACCTATTAAATTTACTACTAATATTTATATTAAACCATCAGATATAACAAAAGATTATAATCAATTATTTATTAAGAAATTAAAAAACGATTTAGAAGGTATATGTACTAAACATGGATATATTAAAAAAGATAGTATTAAAATTATTAAGAGATCTATAGGAACTATAATTCGTCAACATTTTAATGGTAATATGTTATATGAATTAAATTGTACTGCTGATATTTGTAATCCAGTAATTGGTTCAGTAACTAAATGTACAGTTAAAAATAAAAATACAATGGGTTTATTAGCACAAGGTTTTTATAATAATGATGCTGTATTGGAAATAATAATTCCAAAAATTTCTGCTGGAATAAAATCAGAGGTAGATTTAGAAAAAATAAATATTGGCGATGAAATACTAATTGAAGTATGTGGTAAGAAATTTGTTTTATATGATAAATATATATCTATAATTGGCAAAGTAATTAAATCTAAAGAAGAAAATATTCAAAATAAATTATTAGAAGAAGAAGATGATGGTGAAGGTGAAGAAGATGAAGAACATGAAAATGATGATGATATTGATTCAAATATTGTAGAAGATGATGATGATGACGAAGAAGAAGAAGAAGAAGAAGAAGAAGAAGATGACGAAGAAGAAGATGATGACGATGATGATAAGAAATCGGATGAAGATGATGAAGAAAATTTAGATGATTTAGATGAAGAAGAAATAGAAATTGAAGAAATAGAAGATACTTTTTCAGATGAAGATAAATAATTATTTAAGGTAATAAATCTATAAATAGATATAGTGTTTTTTTTTAATGCCTTTAAAAAAAAAAGATAAAAAAAAAGAAATAAACAGTGTTATAATAGAAAATGAAAAAGAAAATAATAAGATAGAAGAATCTAGATTGTTTTTATGTAATAATATCCAATCTAATATTTTAAATTTATCTCAAAATGAATTATATGAAATTTTTAAAATTTTATATAAAAATAATAGTACATATACTAAAAATAATAACGGTGTTTTTGTAAATTTAAATTGGTTAGATTATGATATTTTAAAACAAATATATGATTATATTATTTTTTGTATTAAATCACACAAAGAAATAACAAAATATGAAATTATGAAAAATATGTATAATGAAAATTTAAATAAAAAAAAATATAAAAATGATTGTGAAGAAAATCTTGAAGATGACAATATATATGAAGAAAAAAATTTAGATAATCAAATTACTAGTACTAAAACTGTAAAAGTTTCATCTAGTATGAAATTTTATTTGTTTAAAAAAAAATTTTTAAAAAAATATCCAATTGTAAGTAATCCGTGTAATTTACTTGTTCGCGAAAATTATTTAATAAAAAATGATTTATAGATAAAATAATATATAATTAATAATGACAGAAACAAATTATTTTGATTTAATTGAATATATTGCCAAAATAAAATCTAATAATAATAAATCAATTTGGAAATTAAATAATAATTATTTATACAATAAATTTACTCAATATGTTGAATTAAATGATGAATTAGTTGAAGAAGAATTAAAAAAAGAAAAAAATCTTATAGTTGAAAATGAAAAAAAAGTTGATAATAAAATAAACATAAATAAAGAAATAGAAAATGATATTCAAAATGATATTCAAAATGAAATAGAAAATGAAAATATTACTAATTTATCTCAAAATAAAAAAAAGTTAATGAAATCAACAAACTTAGAAATTAAAAATAAAATAAAAAAACAGTTACCGTTAGAATTAATATGTAATCAATTAAATTTAATAATATCTGAAAATACATATAATTATATTAAAACAAAAATAACAAATAATTTAGAAGATAAGAAATATATTAAAGTTTTTGGAGTGAAAAAAACTGCAGAAATTGTTTCAGGTATAGTAAATAATAAATGGAATATTTCATTAGTTTTATTCATGTCATTTTTATTAGATAAAAAATTTATATATTTAAAAAAAGAAATTTTATATAATAAAGAATTAGAATCATATGATACAATAACTATTTAATATTTTTAATAATTAATGCTAATATAGTACCTATTAGATTATATAAAATATCTTCTGGTCTACCATACCACCAATTATCAGATGTCATATATTTTTTTTTTTTATTTTTTACATAATTATCTAATTTTGTATGATAATAATTATTTAATAAATTTTTAATATATATATGATTTAATATATATCTTGTAATATGTTCTATTAATTCCCAAAGTATTCCACACATTGTTATAAAAATATATCTATTAGGAAAAAGATATGTCACAATAAAAAATAATATAATATGTGATATACCCCAATAATCATAAATAATGTTATTAAATTTATTTGCGAATATATCATTACCAATTTTATCATAAAAATTTGAAATATAAAAAACATAATACATGATGATAGAAATTATAATCATTATAAATATGGATAAAATTTTAATATAGTCTTTAAAAACTTTTTTCATATCTTTGGTTTATATATTGGGTACATTATTAATCTATTAACTTTTAGCATATTTTTTGCCATAATTTTACATTTTTGTGATTTTGTATTTTTTTTACCTATTAAATCAATACTATATTCTTTTATAATAATATCTAGAGCTGGTTTTAATAATGTTTCACATACTATACCTGTTTTTTTACCATGACCTTGACCACTTGAAATAATTTTAAAATTATTAATACTTTTATCTTTATTTGTTTTTGGTACAATAATACCATAACTAATATCATTATTTATTTCAGATAATTCATTTCTCTTTGAAATTATACTAATAAATTCTTTGTCAATATTTGATAATGATTTAAATCTTTTTGTTTCAAAATTATACAAATTAATATCAGAATTTATATCAAATATATTAAAATAACCAATATATTCAATGTTAGAATCATTATTATATATATTTAATTCATTTTTATGTATTAATGCTCCTTGTGAAAAAAAACATTTAGCAATATATTTCTCTTCATTTTTTAATAAATTATAATCTGTTTTTATTATATAATTAACAAAATTATCATATAATATAGAATCAAAGGATAAATAAATAGAAATTGTATTATATAAATTATTATCAATATTATCTGTTATATCAATAGTTAAATCTTCTGGTAGTAAATTTTTAATTTCTTTAGCATCTTTTTCTGAATCTTTATTTTTTTCATATACTATTCTAAGTTTAGTTGGATTTTTATTAAGTATATCTATAATATGTATACCATTATTATGCAATACTAATATATAGTTTTCAATTAATATATTGGGATATATTGAGTCTTTTATTGCTTCAAAAATAATATTATTATCTAATTTAGAAAATTCTTTTATTTCTTCAATTTTTAAAAATCTTTCTCCATTATGTAATTTATTTAATACTAAATTTTTAATTATTTTTTTTATATTAAAAATTAAATGATTATATGTTTCTTTTCTAAAACCATTTTTATTTATATTTTTACTATTAATTTTACATTTTGGTTCATAATATTCACTATCACCATAATTATATTTTATAATTTTATTTTGTGATGATATTAAATCTATATCAAAATTAAAAATATTTTTTGGAAAATAATTCATATTTTTCATTAAGTAACAATCAAATGCATTATCTCTAATTATTTCTTCTATTTTATTACTTTGATCTAATTTTTTTGAAGAAATTCTATATGCATGAATATCTGCTGTTTCATTATTATAATCATTAAAACTAGCATGTGTATATATTGTCATATTTCTTTCTTCTAATGGTAAACTATTATGTCTGCAATTACGTATACCTCTTCCAATAATTTGCTTTGTTTTATTAAAATGATACCATGGTTCTATTATATGCATTTCTCTTGCATTATAAAAACTTAATCCTTCACTCGCAACAGGCGTCATTAATATTACTTTTACTAATTCGCCATTTATATTTTTTTTATTATTAATTATTGGTAATAATTTATCTATTGAAGAACTACCCATTACATTATTATTTTCAGAATGAGATGTCATTATACAATATTTAGGTGCTGATCCAAAACCATATTTGGTTGCATCAGAAATAATTTTAGGTTTATCAAGAATATTTTTTTCACCTTCTCTCATAAAACCCATGTGTTCTAAGATTAATGCTAATGGTAATATACCTCCTTCAACAAAACGCGAATATATAATTACTATTCCTTTAGCTTTTTTAATAAAATTAGAAATTGTTAAAAATTTTCCTGAATATTTACCTAAATTTTCTTCATCTGGATATAATCCATTTAAATATTTTGACCTATATGTTACTTTTAAGGATCCTGATATTTCCAATCTATTAAAAAAATTTGAAAAACCATTTGACCCTGTTTTATTATCATATACTATATTCATTGGTTGTAAATTTGCCAATACATTGTTTTCATTTAATTCTTTTTTTGTATCTAATAATTTTTTTTGATTATCGCTTAATTTTGATATGGTAATACCTTCTTCTAATCGATCTATCCACTTATTATCTGTTTCTGGTATTGGATTCCCACTTGGATCATTTGGTATTATTTTATCTAATGTATTAAAACCGTTGTCATTTGCTGTCAATTTAATAGCGAATGTAAATGGATTTTTACCACGTAAATATGATATATAATTATTTGATAATTTTTTAATTATTATTTCCATATCTTCTTTAATATCATTATTCTTATTAAATAAATCAGAAAACGGTGGTTTTATTTTTTTTAATATATCATCCCTTTTATCATTTAATAAAAATAGATATAATAAATCTAATATATCACTTGGTTCATTATACATAGGTGTTGCTGATAATAATATTAATTTATTGTTACTACCATTTTCTAATGCTTTTGTTATTGCAAGATATATTCGTTTATCTTCATTTTTTGAACTATTTCTAATATTGTGTGCCTCATCTATTATTATTACTTTATCTTCAATATTTTCATCGGAATTTTCTATCATTTTAGCAAATTCATCATATGTAAATAATCTATAACGTGAATTTATAAATTTTTTTATTTTTAATGCTGCCTTATCTTTATTTGTATCTTTCAATAATTGTGTCATTTTAATATATGTATCTCCAGTACATTGATTTGAAAGTATTTTATAATCATCAAAATTTGCTAAAGTAAAAATTTGTTCTTTAAAACTACTTCTTAAAGCACTTGGCATTATTACCCATATTTTTGGATCATCATACTGCGAATGAGATAATAATAAATTTTCGGATAATGTTATTGCAGAACATGTTTTACCAACGCCTACACCGTGATACAATAAACAACTATTATATGGCGATCTATTTGAAATATAATGACTAATTAAATGTTGATAATAGGTTTTTTCAAATTCTCCACACATTTTTATAGTATTATTGTTAAATTCAGTTTTATCTATTTTATTAAATTTTTTTACTTTATGAACTCTATATTCATGCAAATTATTTAATTTATTTACAAAATTTTCATCATCTATATCTGGATAATATAAATCATTATCTGATATATTAATTTGTTCTTTACTATTTTTATCACTATTTTTGGGGCTATTTTTTAAACTACTTTTGTATTTTGATGATTCTTTTATTTTCTTAATTTTTTCTCTAATTGAATATATTTTTTTATTTAATTCGTCTATTTCTTCATCAGATAATATATCATTTGCTATATTATCTTTATATTCTTTGATTTTATCTTTTAATTCTTTAATATTCAATTTATTATCTTTATCCTCTTTACTTTTTTCTTTACTTTTTTCTTTACTTTTTTCTTTACTTTTTTCTTTACTTTTTTCTTTACTTTTTTCTTTACTTTTTTCTTTACTTTTTTCTTTTATTTCTTCTTTTATTTCTTCTTTTATTTCTTCTTTTATTTCTTCTTTTATTTTTTCTTTTTTATCATCATATAATTTACATTGTTCTTTTATTAAATTATATAATTTGCCATTTTTAATTAATGTATAATTTGTTCTAGGATTTTTATCTTGATTACTATACCATTTTAAACATTCGTCTTTATTTAATGGGATTTCTAATATAGATTTAGTCAATTCTTTTTTTTTTTCTGTATTTTTTTCTTTCTTTTGATTTACTTGAACTTTTTCTATATCTTTTTCTACTTTATCATCACCATCATTATACAGTTTGCATTGTTTTTTTAACTCTTTAATAATAATACTATTTTTTTTTAATTCACGTCCAGTTCTTGGATTTATATTATTATTTTTAATCCATATTAAACATTCTTCTTTTGTAAATGATTTATATCTATCACCCATACTCTATATTTTGTAATTATTTTATATTAATTAATATTTTCAATATCTTTTATTAATTTATCTGTTAATTTAAATATTTCTATTCTTTCTATATTTTTTTTCTTAATTTTATTTAAAACTTCCTTAAATGTATTCCATTCTAATGCTCTTATTTCTCTAACTTGTTCCATACAATTTGAATCTATTATTAATTTAACTTTTTTATTAATTTTAGCAACATAATATACATGTTTATACAATATGTTATTACTTCCATAAAATATTTCTTCAAAATTATTTAATTCTTTTTTTATATCAATATCAGTTTTTAATATTCTTGTTTCTTCACAAAATTCCCTTATAGCACAATCAATATTACTTTCTTTTAATTTTCTACGTCCTTTTGGAAATCCCCATTCTTGTTCATTATTAATATTTACTAATTCTTTTAAAATATTAATTAATGTATTATTTTGAAATAATATATTATATTTTTTTTTTGATTCTATGTATTCTGATGTATGTTTTATATTTATATTTGTTTGACACCATGCATAATTCCATATAATATCAAAATCATTATTTGATAATAATTTTTTTTCATTAATTGTCATTTGAGCGATTAACTCTGTTATATATGAAATATTCGAAATATCATATTTGCCTCTTACAAATTCCATAAAAGCCAAACTGTCTTTTCTTTGAACCATTAAATATTTAATTTCTGAATTTTCAATCTTATAACAAATAATTCCAAAACTCATAACTGGATGTATGCAATCTTTATATAAATGACCATTTATACCACAATTTCTACATGTTTGGGGTCTTACATAATTTGATTTATTAATATCGTTATTTTTTTTCATTCATTATTAATATATATTGTATTTTTCTTAAATCTTAAAAAAATAATTTTTTAATAATATAATTTAAAACTGTTTTATTATTAATATCTACCTCGTCTTGCTAATTTTCTATTTTTTAAGTATTCTCTTTTATTTTTAAAACCTTCTAAATGATCATGTGATTTTTTTGAAGAATAATTTGAAAAACCTTCTAAATGATCATGTGATTTTTTTGAAGAACAATTTGAAAAACCTTCTATATTTCCATCTAAATCTTCAAGTGGATTTACAAATTTTGCACTATTTACTTCACTGTCGTTAAATACATCTTCTGTTTCTTCTAATCCTTCTTCTAATCCTTCTTCTAATCCGAGATCTTCCATCATTAAATCATTTTCAACTACATTATCTAATTCAAGATCTAGATCAACTTCTTCTTCCATTTCTTCATCTAAATTATTTGTTACACTTTCTGTATTCGCTAAAACTGTTTCTGCAAAATCATTTGATTCTTCTTCAGTTGCTGGTATACTTGTTTCTTTTATATTTTTAGTAGCATTTGTATATGTCAATATACTGTTAAATGTAGTTGCAATTATTATTACACACCAAACAATTACAATTACTGCTATAATCCATGCTAATAACCAGCACCACCAATTAGTTTTCCAAGAACCTCCTGTAACTAAACAAGTTAATTCAATTAGTGACAATACTACCCCAGGAACAGTTATTAATACCATAAATAATACTCCTAATAATCTTTTTCCAATAGGAACATCTGTTTGCATAACTAATATTGATACACATAATACTAAAACAGTAATACTTATAGCCCATGCCACATATTTAGATTGTGTAGAGCCGACAATTGCTTTCATTAAAGGATTTGAAGCCATTTATAATTTGTTTCTATCTATAAAAAACATAATAAAAAAAATGATTATAATATTATATAAATATAATTTCAATCAATTATATTATCTTAATTATGGGTATTCCTTATTATTTCTATGTTTTAACAAAAAAATATAATAATATATTATTAAATACTATTAAAATAAATCCTGATTTATTGTGTTTTGATTTTAATGGAATAATACACCCTATTGCATTACAAGAATTAAATGATGAAAAAATTTTAGATAAATTATGGCTAAAAGTATTAAATTATAGTAAAAAATATAATCCTAAAAATATACATATTTGTGTAGATGGTATTGCACCATTTGCAAAAATTATACAACAAAGAAAAAGAAGATATCTATCAACATATAAGAAGGAAATTGATAATGAAACTATTATTTGGGATACAAATGCAATTACACCCGGAACAGAATTTATGAATAAATTAAATGCATTTATGATTAATAAAACAAGATATAATACAGATTTAAATACAAACTATTATTATAGTGGTAGTAATATAAATGGTGAAGGTGAACATAAAATATTTAAAATATTAAAAAATATAGAAGATGATAAAAATATTTTCATACATGGTTTAGATGCTGATTTAATAATATTATCATTAATATCCCATAAAAAAAATATATATTTAATGAGAGAAAAACAAGAAAAAGAAAATTTAGATTATACATATGTTGATATAAATTCTTTGAGAAATGCTATTATTAATGACTTAGTTATAAAATGGGATTTAGATTCTACAATATATACTGATTCATTCTCAAATGATTCTATTAATTTAATAGAATCATATTGTGTAATGTGTTCATTATTAGGCAATGATTTTATACCACATTTATTAACTTTAAATCTTAAAAATGATGGATTGGATAAATTATTAAATCATACTAAATATTCAATTAAATTATATGATATGTTAGTATTAAATAATACTATTAATTATAAATGTTTAACAGAAATATTTAATAGATTGGCATTAGATGAAAATAATGAGTTATTTAAAATAACCGAAATATATATTAATAAAAAAATTAATAATACTACTATGATTCCTAGTGATTTTTATGCAATAAAAAATAAAGATACTATTGCAAATGAAATATATTCTGATTTTAAAAAATGGAAATATACTTATTATAATAATAAATTTAATACAAATATATATATTGATTCTTCTATTATTTTTAAAGCATGTGAAAATTATGTAAAAGGTATTTATTGGACTTATTATTATTATAAATTTAATATTATTGATCATACATGGTATTATCCTTATAATTTCCCACCTATTATTAAAGATATATCAAATCATTGTAATGGTAATTCTTCACCAATTATTGAAAATATAGGAGAATTTATTAGCAATGAAGCACAATTGTTGATAGTATTACCTAAATCTAGTAATAATTTATTAAATAATTCTATTAAAAAATATACAGAGGATATTAATTTAGGTCTATATCATATGTTTCCAATTAAATATAAAATACATACATATTTAAAAAATCATTTATGGGAATGTTATCCGGAATTACCTAAAATTAATATTAATTATATAAATAAAATATTAAATTCTTAATTTGTTTTCTAAATATATAATAAGAAATGAATAATATAAATTATCTTTATTTATTATTAATAATTATTATATTTATTTTAATTTATTATATTACTGCACTTCAAAAAAAACAAGAAACTTTTAAAGATTTAAAAGAATTAAAGGATGCTATTGATTTAGATTTTTTATCCAATATTAGTAAAAAAATTAATAAATTTAATGAAACATTTGATAATAATTCTAATATAATACTAAAAAAAAGTCCACATCCTGCCCGTTGTTCTTGTTGTAATGAAAATATGCATTTATATAGAAAATAATTTAATATTTTTAAAAATCTTTAAAAAAAGTACATTTCATAAAAAAAATTAAATTTTAAAAATCTTTTTATAAAATTTTATTAAAAATAAGAAATGTACTTTTTTTATATATTTCTATTATTTCTCTTATATTAATTACTTAATTTTTATTTTCATTGTTTTTACCATTTTGTTTTGTATAACAATAATATATAAAAACAAAAATATTCATAAAATATACGTAAATTAATAATTTATTTTTTATATTTTAAATATTAGATGTTAAAATTTATTGGCGGAACTAATTATATTAATGTTTCTACATTTATAAATAAAATATATGATGCATCAATTATACCTATTATTGATTATGCTAAAGAATCTTCTAAAAATCAATATGAAGTTATTAAATATAATAAAGAAATGAGTACTTTAATAAATCATATAAATATTAATCATTCTAATAAAGATATTTCATATGCATGTAAATTAACATCTTATTTATCATATAATCATGAAAAATATATTGATGATTTAATAAAAAATATTATTAATACTTCACATCCAAATAAATATATTTTTTTCGATTCAGAAAATACATATTTGCATAACAAAGAAGATTATATTTTTAATAAAATGATTGAGAAATATCAAAATATAGATAATTTACACATATTTAAAACATATCAAATGTATAAAATTGATAGTTTTAATAATATTGAAAAAGATCTTAAAAATTTTGACAAAATTGGTATTAAATTAGTAAGAGGCGCTTATTATTCTAAATATGATAAAGAATTATTCAAAAAAAAAGAAGAAACAGATTTTATGTATAATTATACTATAAAATATCTTATTGATAATACTAATAATAAAATTTGTTTGGCAACACACAATAAAAAATCAATTAATTATTCTTTAAGTTTAACATCTCGAGATAATGTAATGTACGCACAATTACTTGGTATGGGAGATAAATTAACAGATGATTTATTAAAAAAAAATAAAAAAGTATTTAAATATATACCATATGGTAATATATTTGATATATATCCTTATTTATTAAGAAGATTATATGAAAATTTAGATATGATAAAACACATTTAAAATAATTTAGAAATAATTTAAAAAAATGATTTATTTTATTAAAATACAAATATATAATATGTCTCGTGAAGAAATTATTCAAAAGGCAGGTGAATTAGTTGCAAAAAAATATAATCATTTTAATGATATACCATTAAAATATAGATTTTTATATCAAGAATATAAACCATTAAATGTAGGTATTAAGAGAAAATTTGAAGAAAATTAATTTTTATTCTAATTCTCTTAGTTTTTTTATATTTTCTTTATCTAATGATGAATAATAATACCATTTTTTTACTACACTATCCCATTTGGCCCCATATGATTTTGCTATATTTTTTTTTGCAAATGAAATATTTATATAATTTTTATCATTATCATTATTTAAAGATGATATATCTGATATAAATGATTTAATATTTGAACTTTCTAAATTTTTTAATTTATCTATATTTTCTTCTGAAATATTATTATCATAATACCATGATTTTTTATTTTTATCCCATTTAGCTCCTAATTCCTTGGCATTATCTTTATTATTATAAGAAATATTAATATAATTTTTATTATTGTAAGGACAACATATATTACCTATTGCTAAATTCGCTAATTTATCAGCATTTTCATTACCTATTGAATGTTTATCATCTTTATTAGTATGAGCGTTAACATGAATTAATTTTACATTAAATAAATCTTTATATAATTGATAAGCTTTTTTAACTAATTCAACATTTGGAGGCTTCTTATTATTACTAGTTTTCCAATCATTTTTAGATAATTTTTCACCATAACTTGAAGCACATTTTATAACATATTCAGAATCAGTATATAAATTAATTTGTTCTCCTTTAATTATATCTTCACTAAGGATTTCTAATGCTCTAATAAATCCTGTTAATTCGGCAATATTATTTGTGTGTTTTTTTCCTTCTATTTTATTTGATTCATTTCGTGGATCATTTTCTTCAAAATATACACCATAACCACTTAATGCATTTGGTTTTCCATTATTAGAACAAGCACCGTCAGTATATACATTAATCATAATTAATATAATGTTATAAATTATTTATATAATTATCATTTTTTAAAAGTTTTCGTTTATTAATATCAGTTGGCGCCCATGAAATATATAATATATTTATATTAGGTGGTTCTAAAACATTTACAAATAAACCATTTTTTTTGAGAGCATTATATATATATTCTACTGAATCTCCTATTTTATATAATGGTTTGCCAATAAGAACATATGGTATTTCAAAAAATATAAATTGTCCTCCGGATGAAGCAGTTTTTTTTATTTTAGCATGACATTTATGTATTATTTCATCAAAAGTTGCATTTTTTATTTTATCCTTTTTGTTTTTCATTTCATATAAAGTATTCAATGAAATTTGCGGCGCCATATTATTATTTTAATATATAAAAAAAAAATATATTTTTACTTATATAAATCAATCCCATTTTGAATTGCAGAAATATCTGCTCCTTCAATTTGATGCACTTTTATATTGTTTTTATAAAATTGAAATGTTGGCATACATGTAATACCACAATAAGCTGATGTTTCTTCATTATCATCTACATCAACTTTTAAAAAGAGTATATTATCATTATTATTTTTAGCAAGTGTTTTAAGTTCTGGCATAATTCTTTTACATGGACCACACCATGATGCTGAAAAATCTACAATAACTAACATATTATTTGCATCATTTAAAATATTTAAAAAATCTGTTTTTGTTTTAATTTCAGATACTTCACCCATAACAACATTATCGACACTAAATTTAATTTCGGAATTTTTTACATTACAACATTCACAAAAAGTATTACTTAATTCATTATTAGAATCTAAAGTGGGAGCAGAAACATTTGGTTGTTTAGGTTCATTTTCAATATCAGATATATCAGTATCTACAGGATCACATATTGCAACTGGTGGATCAGATGTAGCAATGGGTGGATCACATATTGCTACGGGTGGATCACATATAGTATCAGTAGATTTAGAAGTAGTAACTTGCTTTTTAGATTCAGTATCAGATACTTTTTCAACAGAAGAAATCTTATTTTCTTTATCCATTAATTTATAATATAAATAATAAATTATATATATTTTTATATAATTTAATATTTATATATTATCTAAAATACCATCTGATAATTGAATCATAATTGCGATTCTCTTCATATTTTATAGCAGTACCATTTGGTAAAATTTTTTGAATATAAGGAAATTCTGATATATTATATTTTTTAATATTATTATCATAATTTTTATGATATGGTTTAAATGTTACACATTTTATATCATTTCTATTTTTAATTTTATTCCAAATTGGTTGAAAATCATTACAATGATCACATCCATCCATAGAATAAAATTCTAATCTACCGTTATTTTTATAAGTTTCTCTTTTTTTAGTTTTAAAAGATTTTTTTATATTAAAATTTTCTAAAATATTATTAGTTAAATTTTCATTGTATTCATTTTCATCATTTACATAATTTACATCATTTACATCATTTTCATCTTTTTCATCATTTAATACTTCGTTGTTATTAAAAAAATTATGAAAGTTAATATTGAAATTTAAATCATTATCATTATTAATTATTATATATAAGGCTACAAATATTAATAATACTAAAAATCCTATAAATAATATTATATGCATATTATTATTTAATTTATTTGCCATATATTCTAATCTATAATAATTATAGATTTTAAATTATAATAGTATTATAATTTTTTTTAGTAATATTATAATAATAACTAGTTAATAATAATTTAATTAAATTATTTAATTTATAAAATGTAATTAAACTGATACATGAAAAATGATTATAATTATATAAATAATTCATTAGATTGATAAATTTATCTGATGTAATAATGATAACTCTTTCATCTAATTTATCCAAATTAAAAAAATTATTTAAAATATTTTCATCTTTAATTATAAAAACAGAGTGATCTTTATTTACAAATAAATTTTTAATATATAGCGCATCATTATAATTATTTACAACAACAATTGAACGATAAATTAGCATTTGTTTATAAATATTTTCAAAATTGTATAAAAAATTAGAATCATAATTGTAATAATTATTCATAAAAATATAATATTAAAATATATTATTATATTAATTAAGATATATAATATCTTTAAATCAAAAAATGTATAAGAATATTATAATATATATATAGATTGAGTATATTGATAATGTTGCAATATGATGATAAAGAGAATATTAAAATAGATATAGATATATTTAAAGAAAAATTAAAAGAATTTGAAAAAAAAGATGATTTGATAATATCAGAATCAATTATAGATAAGTATAACGAATTATTAAAAACATATAATTGTTTTACTACAAAATACGATCCGAAAAGCGTATGGGAAAAAAAAAAATATAAAACAAGAAATATATTATATAATAATAAAAATAAATTATATACTTTTACAACAAATATAAATAATAATAATGATAATAATACAAAAAATATTATTGGATTACTAAATAAAATTACAGAAAATAATAAAAATATAATATTAAATACGATTATAGAAATTTTAAAAAAAAATAATAATGAGGAAAATGAAAAATTATTTAATATTGTATTTAATTATATTGAAAAAAAATTTGATATTATATATATAGAAATATTAAAATTATTTCATAATAATAATACAATTATTTATAATATTATTAATAATTATATATTACATAAATTATGGTTACCAAATGAATATATTATAAATAATAATATATTAAATGATAATTTATATAATGAATATTGTGATTATATAAAATGGAAAAATAAACAATTAAATATAATTAAATATTTTATTTTTATTATAAAAGAAGATAAACATAAATATAATGAATTATATAATAATTTATGTGATGATTTATATAAGCAATTTAATAATTATTTAGAAAAAAATTATTATAAATATATATTAGATTATATATTAGAATTATTAAATATATTATTATATGAAACTAATGATATATTTAATAATTTAAAAAAAATAGATACATCAAAACTAGATAATTCAACAAAATTTTTAATCTATGATATAATAAAGAAATGATAAAAATTTTAATACATACATATTTAATCATATTATTATTATTAATTATTTATTATGAACATGTTCAATTAAACAATATATTAGAAAATAATTCTGGTTGTTTTTGTATAAAAAGAAATAAAAGATTTTGCCTTGGATTACTATTTCCTAAAATATTACTAGTACTAATTTTATTATTTACAATGTTTACAGAAAGATCTTTAAAATATTTTACTAATAGTATTGTTGTAAATACATATATGATATTAACATTTATCGCATATATTATATTATTTATATATTATACTGTAATAACAACAGATATATTCTATAATAATATAGGATTTTGTCCTTGTGCTAATACAGGATTAAGTAGCGTTATATATTATTTTAGTATATTTGGATTAATATTTATATTAATTATGTCATTAAATACTTTTAAGTTTTTTTTCGTACATAATTATAGATAAGTATTGGATAATGAGTTTTATAACACCTGGTTATATAGCAAATTTCATAGTAAATTTATTTATATTTATATTATTGGCATGTGTATATACATATATACAAAAATTAGAAACAGATGGTTGCGAATGTGCTTTAACTGAATTTTATCCGGCACCATTTATTAAAAACTTCAGTATATTTGCATTAGTATTTTTAATATTTGTAATGTTAATACCCCCTGGAACTATTTTAGCAAAAGTTTTTGGTAAAGAAATAACTGGATTATATTTGTTAGTAATATTTATATTTTATATTGTATTCGCCGTATGGGTATTTATAACAATGACCTATACTAGAAAATTAATTACTGAAAAATGTAAATGTTCTGAAGACTTAAGAAGAGAGTTAGTATATGCCGGAACAACAATTGAAATGATATTAATTGTATTATTATTATTAACAACAATTATTTTCCCATTAATTTTATCGGGTTTATCTATATTTTTTAACAATATTAAAAATGTTTCAACAAAAATTGAAAGTAATTTAAAAAATCCTGTTTCAGGAATTAAAAGTGTTCCTAAAGATTTAGGAAAAATGGCAACTCAGGTTAAAAGTATAGTAAGTACAACTGCAAAGGGCGTTAAATCTTTAACAAAAAAAAAATAAATTGAAATTTAGAAATTAAATATTTAAGGTCCTTTTATTATTTTTATTTGATTTTAAAAATTTAATATCTGCATTATCTTCAATTATTGAAGTGATTTCATCATCACTTACCGACAATGTTTCTATATTATTATTATTATTATTTGTTGATATGTTTTTATGAACATCATCAATTATTGAATCAATTTCACTTATTGAATTATTATCATCATTGTTATTCATATTCATATTATTTCTCATAGAACCACCGCCTAAATTATTAAATAATCCACTGACCATTCCAAATAATCCGGGTCCATTAACTGGATTATCATTTCTTTGATTATAATTATTATTTGTATTATTAGTAGGCATTACATATTCTTTCGCTGCTGCTTCTTGAAATTGTTTCATTAAATTAGGATTTGATTTTAATATATTTTGTACATCTGGTAACGGTTGTTCTTTAAACATTCTATTAGTTAAATGAAACATAAATGCACTACCCGATAAACTAATAAATAATCTTAATTCTGGTGCCATTTTTTTACCCGTACTTTTATATTTATCATGTAATTCTTCAAAAATATCATCATAATCATTTATATTATCATGAACTTGTTCAGACCAACCATCTAATTGTATAGTAAATGGATCATATCTATTATTTAAATATTCAGAACCAGTTACAAATGCCATAAGCATTTTTCTTTGAAAACGAATACTGTTATCAATTTCTTTTTCTTTTAATAATTTATTGTATTCTAATTTCATTTCTTCGAGATCAGAATTTAAATTAAATTTAAATGGTATTTTATATCCTCTCTGTTCTAATCTATCCAGTTGATATATTATTTCCTTTTTTTCTCTTAAACTATCTACTACTGTGTTCGAATGTTCTGATCTTCTATTACTTTTTCTACTTACAACACTTGATCCAGATACACTTTCACTGTCATCAGATCCAGTAACTGAAGATGCGGATGAATCATTATCTTTAGCATTTGTTTTTTTTGATTTAAAATTTTTCTCAGATGCACTTCCGTCTGATGATGAATCACTTAATGAACTAACTGAACCACCAGATGATGATGCAGATGATGAAGAAACAATATCATTACTTATTTTTTTTTTATTAAATATTAAATCATCGCCTGCTCTAAGACTATTTTTACTAAAATTATTATTACTTGGTTTTTTAAAATCAATATTATTAAAATTACCTTTATTTAAATTGAAAATTTCATCTCTAGAATTATTAGAAAAATTCATAATATATATATTATGAATTTTTAATGTTTATATAATAATACGCAAATAATTTTTTAATCATATAAAAAAAACTAATATATAATATATAATATATACTAGTTCTGATATATATGTTTAATAATTTAATATTTTTTGATTTTAATTTTAATAATGATATTTCAAATTATGTATCAGTTATTATTCAAGGTGGATTGGGTAATCAATTATTTCAAATAGCAACTGCATATGCTTATTCTATTCAAAATAAAAAAAAATTAATTTTTAAATATTCTGATAACTTATATAATTCTTATAATTTAGAAAGAAAATCATTTTGGAATACTTTATTTACTAATAAATTAAATGTATTAAATATTAATGAATTTAACAATATTAAATTTTTAAAATATAATGAAAAAAAAAATTATAATTATAATGATCTTCCCAATGTTAATGATAATAATATTTTATTATTTGGATATTTTCAATCTTTTAAATATTTAGAAAATGAAAAAACAACTAGAAACTTTTTAAGACATTTAGTATATTCTTCTGAAACATATATGTATAATGTATATAATTTATATAATTCAATTAAACTATATTTTACAAAAATTATTAATCGTGAATGTTTAGATGATGATATTGTTTCTATGCATTTTAGAAGAACTGATTATATTTTGACTCCCAATAATTATCATAATACTTTAGATATTGATTACTATATAAATGCATTAAATATTGTTGATAAAAATTGTATTGTAATATTTTCTGATGATATTGAATGGTGTAAAAATAATATTACAGATAATATTTTTGAAAAAAAAGTTTTTTTATATTTTGTTGATATAAATAATGTTGAAATTGAATTTATTTTACTTTCTTTTATTAAACATAATATAATTTCTAATTCAACATTTAGTTTAATGGCATCTTATATTAGTTATTATGATACTAAAAAAACAATTATTGCTCCTCAAAAATGGATATCTAATTTACAAGAAAAAGAGTTTGGAAAAATTCATGAAATTTATCATTATGATATTACACATATTATTTAATTTAACCTATTGTGAAGATTTACTTACACGCATCCCTGGGAAGAGAACCAGCTGGATTTCCTAGACCCGGTCCACACCGCCAACACTTATCCATGTCCTCCCTGTAGTAGTGATTTTTAGGACAATGTACTTTAGAACACGCCGCCGAACTAAGTGAACCTACTGGTGAAGTATAACCACCCGGACACAACCTGCATTTGCCTGATGCCGGGTTGTAGTATTCACCTCTTCCACAAGTCCGTGCCGGTGGTGGCGGTGGCGGTGGTGGTGGCGGTGGCGGTACGGTGCATGCAGATATATTAATAGAATTAGGCGGTGAATTAGTACCCACGGGACAAGGTATACATATGCGTCCTTCACGATATTTATTAGCAGGACATACAACTTTTTGACACTGGACTCCAGCCCAGGAACCCGCTGGTAAAGTATAACCTTCGGGACAAGGTATACAACGGTTACCATCATAAGATTCATGTTTTTTACACATTGATTTACATGCAGATATATTAATAGAATCCTGCGGTGAATTAGTACCCCTGGGACATGATCTACATTCGCGTGCAATACGATATTTATTAGCAGAACATACAAGTTCATGACACGCCCCCTGACCAACTGAACCTTGTAGTGAAGTATGATTATCAGGACAAGGTATACAATCGTTATCATAAAAATATTTATTTTTTCCACAACTTGATTTACATGCAGCTATACCAATAGAATTAGGCGGTGAATTCAAACCCACCGGACATGATTTACATTCGCGTCCATTATGATATTTATTAGCAGGACATTCAACTTTTTGACACGAGTTTCTACCAATAGAACCCTCTGGTGAAGTATAACCACTAGGACACAACTTGCATTTGCCCTGGTCGTAGTATTTATTTCTTCCACAAGTATGTACCGGCGTTGGTGGAGGAGGAGGAGGGCATGTGCATGGAGGACAAATTTTCTGTTTTTTTATATAATCGTCATCATAACATATTTTTAAATCTTGAATTACATCATCTGTTAGTAAAGGAAATGGGGAAATCGGTTTACCAATATCTGGATTTTTTCCTTCGCCAGTACAATGAAAACAAGTTTTTGATCCGTCTTTTGGATCTAGATAAGTAAAGAAACCACGACATGTTGGATCGGTATTGCACTTAGTTTCACATAAATTAGGGTTGTTATCTGGTACTGTACCCAATACTTTCCAATCTTTACAAAATTTACCTTTATAATTATAACATTTTTTAGAAACCATTTAAAATATATCTTCTAATATTTAAAAATAAAAAAATAAAAAAATAATTATATATTATATTTTTTTAAATATAATATATCTATTAAGAAATGAAAATTTTTTTTGAACTTCATCTTTATCTAATTCAATAATATCATTTTGAATTCTTGATAGATTAGCCGTATCAGTAATTGTATCTTTTATAATATTAAAATCTTTTTCAAATGTATTAGATTCTACAAATTCTAAATTATATTCTTTTGCTTTTTTAATTAAAAGATCTAAATCTACAAGATATTCAGGAATAATTTTTTGAGTATTTTCAATAAAAACTCCAATTTGTCTTCCATATTTATTAGTTGTATTTAAATCAAATTTTCTAATAATCGCCCACGTAATAGCATCATCATCATGATTTAAATGTTTAATGCCCTTAATAATATTATTATCACTATTTTGTAATTCAGTAATAACAGAATTACCATCCATAAAGGTTGCGAAAAAGATGCCATCCTTTTTAAGATTATTTGTAACATTACTTAAAAATCCATTAAGTTTTTCTTCGTTTTCAAAGAAATAATGTATAGCAAATTGACAACTGCATACAGCAAATTTATCTGAACCTTTACCTGCAATATGTCTTAAGTGATGTTGATTATTTCTGTGTTTATTCATAACAATTTTAAGAATGTTTTCACTTTCTTCATCGCCAACTATCTTAGCGCATTCACCTGTATTAATTGGAATAGAACAATCACCGACAGCAAATACAATATCTGGAAAATATACTTTATCATTCATTTTTCTGCTTTGATTTTTCTTTTTAATTAAACGAGAATATCCTCCGCTTCTTGGATTATAAATATTTTGTTTAACAAGATCAATAGATAATATAAATGAATAATTATATTCTAACCATCTATTCATATCACCGCCTTCGCCACCACAAAGTTCTAACAATGATGATCTATTAGAACTAAATTCATATAATTTTTTTTTAATACATTGATTGTGAAAATTTAACATATGTACTGATAGCAAAGATTCTCTAGGAATATTTCTACTATAATAAACATCATCTGAATCTAATACTTTATCAATTGAATTTTCATTATATGTATTATTAATATATAAATCTTCATTACCCATAATCATAGCATTAGTAACGCTATTATGTATTGATCTCCAAATATTAATAGCAATATTTAAATCATTCATTGTTTTACTAATTTCACCTTTTTTAAATAATCTAGTTTTATCATCTCTAATTCTTAATGGATTCCATCTATGATGAACTGAAATATTAATATTATTATTATAATTAAATTCAATAATAGAATTATCTTCTATAATTTGATTATCATCAGTTCTGATTTCATCTTTTGAATTAATTTTAACATATGCAATTTCAACACCAGTAGTAAAATATATATTTGGTTTAAATAACACTGGTTTATACAATGTATAAGAATATCTTTGTTCTTTTGCAAATTTATGATCATATCTTAATTTTAATCCTTTATTAGGTCCAATATCTTCCCATTGATTAGAATTATAGCCAACATATAATTTTAATTCTCTATATTTTTGACCGTTTTCTCTAATAATTTTACCATATTTAACAAGAAAATCTATTGTATTTTGTTCTGGTGGTTTCCATTTAAATAAACGATCCCATCTTACATTATCAGTTAATTGAACAGGTTTATTACTGTAATAAGAATATAATGGCAATTTAGAAGGTGTAAATATTAGACCATCAATTTCATAAGGATATGATTTATAATTTGTTAAAATATCACCACAATAATTAAGAATATTTTTTTTATCATCATTATAATAAAAATTTTTAACAGTAAACTCAATAGTAGATTTAGATGAATCAATATTATTTTTAGCAAATTTAAGATAATTATATCTTGAATTATTTTCTTTTTCAGCAATTAGAGGTAATGAAGTTATATTTTTACCTTTAATATAAAACATATCAAATGCTGCAAATAAATGTTTAGTTGAATTATCAATTCTTTTATCACATGTAACATATTCTCCATCAATTAAACTATTATATAAATTAGATTGTGCTACTAATCCTGTATCAAATATATTATATGTATTATTAATAGTATATATGTTACCATTATTATTAATATATAGTAATAATCTTTCACCATCGGCTTTTTCAGTGACTGTATAACCATCTAAAATACTAACGGCACCAAATTCTTTAGGATCAATGAGATTAATTTTTTCTAAAGTAATAGGTTTAGGTGTAAGTAATGGAATAAAATCTTTTTTATTATAACTACTAATTCTAATATCTTTTTTAATTAAATCATTGTATTCTAATAATATTTTTTTTTGATCTTCTTTAAACATTATATTTGGATATAATGTTATATATTGTAACATTTTTACAATAGATTCTAGTATTTTAGATATATCAATACTATTTTTTATAATAATACTAAATTGATAATTTTGAAGTTCTTTAATAATATTAGATGATTTAAAATTTTCAAATGTATCATCTTCTTTATTTTTTTTTATTAATGTAGTTACATATTCTATATCATTTATTTTATCAACATATTTAATTTTTTTGTATATAGTATATTTTTTTTTTACTGTATTCCAATTATCCGGTAAAGATGACAATTCATTTGTTTCATTTATATTAAATAAAATATTATAATCAAAAAGATTATCGAGTTTATTAGATAAATTTTTTTTTTTATTTAAAAACTTATAACTATTTATATTTTCAAGTGATTCATTATTGCAATATTTAATAATATTTGACATATTATATATTATTAAAGCATTATCATTATCATCTAAAATTTCCAAAATTTCATCATCTATCATTTCTATAATACCATCATTATTGGATATAGAACTAGTAAAATTATTAAATTCTAATTCACTCCAATTTAAATTATTATAATTATTAATAATAATTTCAAATGTATTATTATTAGTAAGTAAAGTTAATGAACTATTTAAAATGTTAATAATATCTGAGTCCTTAGAAAATTCCATAATTTAATTATCTCTATTTTATATATATAATATATTTGATTTATATAATTTAAATATCATTTTTTATTTAAAATTAATAAGAAATAAAATATATAAATGGAATTAAAAAATATTAATTTATTAGTAACTGGTGGATGCGGATTTATAGGGTCCCATTTTTGTAATTATATATATAAAAAAGTAAATAAATTAATTATTTTAGATAAACTTACATATGTAGCTAATAAAGAAAGTATTAATTATATTTTAAATAATTTTAATGTAATTTTAATTGAAGATGATATTTTAAATCATAATTTTAATGAAACATATGATAAATATAATATAAATTATATTATACATTTAGCGGCTGAAACACATGTTGATAATTCATATATTTTTTTTAAAAAACATATTGATAATAATATAATAGCAACACAAATATTAATAGAATCTATATTAAATTATAATAAAAAAATTAAATTAATACATTTTTCAACAGATGAAATTTATGGCGAATCTAATAATGATACTATTATATTTAAAGAAGATTCTAATTTTAATCCAACTAATCCATATGCAGCAACTAAAGCTAGTGCTGAATTAATTATCAATACATATAAGTATTCTTATAATTTACCAATAATAATAACGAGATGCAATAATGTATATGGAATAAATCAACATAAAGAAAAAGTAATTCCTAAATTTATATCTAATATAATAGATAATAAACCGATTGAAATACATGGTACACAAAATAAAAAAAGAGATTTTATATACATTGATGATGTTATAAGTGCATTAGAAATTATAATAATAAATGGAGTAGATAGTGAAATATATAATATTGGTATTAATAATCCAATATATATATACGATTTGGCAAATATAATATGTAATAAAATGAATAAAAAAAATCATAAAATTTTAAGAGTAAAAGATAGACCTTTTAATGATTATAGATATAATATAGATAATAGTAAATTAATGAATATAGGTTGGAAACCTATTTTTATTAATAAAAATGATTTTGAAAAAAATTTAGAAAAGATTATAGATAATATAAAAAATAATTAATTATATTCTATTAATTTAATTATTTTACCTTTAAAATACCAATTAAAATATGTTATATTAAATAATTTATTAAATTGATTTGTTGAATAATTATTATTACATTTTAAATAATGATTATTATTATATAATAAATATTGTAATTGATATATTTGATTTTTTAAAACAATAATTTTTAATTCCCAATTTAACTTATTTAATATTTCATATTCATTTTTTGAAATATCAATTGCATTTATATTATTAAAATAAAATGTTGATGGTACATGAGAAATATCCATTATATAAGTTATATTATATAATAATATCAAATATCATTTTTTTTAAAATTTATTTAAGAATTACATTTAATTAATGTTTAGAAAAAGAAAAATGAGTGGAAATAAAATTGGGATGATTAATACAACAGAATTTGATAGTGTTGTTAAAAAACTAAGAGAATTCTTTCAGAAAAAAGGATTTGAAGAAGTACATACGCAAAGTAGATTAAGTATATTAGCTGCATGCGAAGATCCCAAAACTATATCCACTTATAGTTATTCAGGTCAAGTTTGGCCTTTACCACAAACCGGACAAATGTGGTTAGAATATGAATTACTAAGTAAACCTGAAGCAAATGGATTTTTCTGTGTAAGTACTAGTTATAGAAATGAACCAAATCCTGTTCCAGGTAGACACGATAAAATATTTCCAATGTTTGAATTCGAAATGAAGGGTGGTATGGATGAAATGAAAAAAATGGAAGAAGAATTGTTAGATCATTTAGGTTTTAATAAGTTTTATCCTTCGGGAACTTATCCAGAAGGAGATTATATTGATATTGCTGAAAAATATGAAACAAAAGAACTAGAACATGAACATGAAGAAAAACTTAGACAAGATCATGGACCAGTTTTTTTCTTAAAGCATTTCCCTAATTTTAGTTCACCATTTTGGAATATGAAACAAGCTGATGATAGTACTGTAGAAGGAGGTCATGCTAAAAAAATTGATGTAATTATCAATGGAATTGAAACAATTGGTAGTGCTCAACGATCTACAGATCCAGAAGAAATGAGAAAACAATTCTATAATATAAGTGATGGCGCATATGCGAATATTTTATTTAGTAATTTTACAAAAGAAAGAGTTGAAAGAGAACTTAATGAATTTTTAAGTTTTAATTTCTTTGAACGTTCGGGTGGCGGAATTGGTATAACTAGATTAATTAAAGTAATGAAAGAATCAGAATTGCTTTAATTATTAATAATTTATTTTTATAAATAGAATTAAAATAAAAAAATTGATTTTATATTAAATTATTAATTTTAATAATGTTTGAAACATTTTACAGCGAATATTGTAAAAATTATTATAATTTGGAAGCATATATAATTTATATTAAAAGTTTTGATATGGTATCTATTATTAATAATAATATGTATCCTGAATGTAATATATCATTCTAAAGTATTTATATTACATCATACAGTATGATTTCCAGAAATATTTAAGTTGTATTTTTTCCATTCGGGTATAATTAAATCACCATCTATTATAATATCTAAGTTATTATTATCCATATATATTAAATCACTTAATTTATTAAGATCATTATAATTATTAAAAGTTTCTTCAGATTTAACAGTAATTATCGTACCCGTTACACTTAAATCTACTTTTATATCAATATCTTTATCTAAATAATAATTTTTCATATATATTTATTCTATTTTATAATTATATTTAAAAATAAATTTTATTATAGTTAATAATATGAATGTTTTTATAATTGGTCACAATGGTTGGATTGGTAAAAAATTTTGTAATATTTTAGATAATAATAATATTAATTATAAATATTCAAATTTGCGCGCTGAAGATGATAATATATTAAAAGAAATATTAAATTATAATACAACCCATATATATTGTTGTTGTGGTAGAACACATGGTTATATTAATGATATAAAATATAATACTATAGATTATTTAGAAGATCCTTCTACATTAAAAGAAAATATTAATGATAATTTATATGTTCCATTGTCATTAGCTTTATTTTCTGATAAAAATAATATTCATTTCACTTATATTGGAACAGGTTGTATATTTGATGATTCTATTACTAAATTTAATGAAAATGATAAACCCAATTTTTTTGGTTCAAATTATAGTATTGTTAAGGGATTTACTGATATGTTGATAAAACAAACCAATGCCTTAATATTAAGAATTAGGATGCCAATTTCTAGTGATAATAATGAAAGAAATTTTATTACAAAAATAACAAAGTATAACAAAATATGTAGTATCTCTAATTCAATGACAGTATTAGATGATATGCTACCATTATGTTTGAAAATGATGATTAATAAAGAAAAAGGTTGTTATAATTTTACAAATCCTGGTGTAATATCACATAACGAAATTTTAGAATTATATACAGATATTGTTGACAATAAATTTAAATGGAAAAATTTTTCTATTTACGAGCAAAATAAAATATTAAAATCTAAAAGAAGCAATAATCATTTAGATACAAGTAAATTAGAAAGTAAATATGAAGTTAAACATATTAGAATGGCATTATATTATTCATTAGAAAAAATGCGTAAAAATAATCAAGAATTATTAATGATAAATTAACAACTATTTCAAATAAATTAGATAATATTTAGTCATCCCACCATAAACCCACAACAGTTCCTTTAGTTCCTGTTGGTACCCAATGTATCCAAAATTTAACACTACCTCCATCTCTTGTTTGTGGAAAGTCCCATCCGTGACCTGGACTAGGATGTTGGCCCAATCTTTTAAAAGTATTACCTTTTTTTAAAAATATTGCAGGTTTCGCCCATTGATGATTTGGATCATTTTTATCTCCCCAATTATTCCATGTACAATATAATAAAGCATTATTAGCCCATGTATGAACCCATACGTCTCTACTGCCACCGCTTTGAGGTGCTGTTACATCTTGTATTTTAATAAAAGGTAAATAACCCCAAAAATGATTTCTATGTTCTTTTCTTTTATCTCTTGGAATACTTTTAATATCTAATGGTCCTGCTGGCCCTTGTGGACCTTGTGGCCCCTGCTGACCTCTTTCGCCATCTTTTGGTGGTGCTACTTGTGGTGCAGGTGCGCCTTTCATACCTGGAATTCCAGGTAATCCTGTTTGTGCTACTGGACCAGCAGTACCAGGAGGCCCAGAGGGTCCCTGTGGACCTTTTTCTCCGATAGCACCTTGTGGACCTCTTTCACCTTGTTTTCCTGAATCACCTTTACCAACACATAAACTACTATTACCTTGTAAACCTCTTGCACCTTTTTGACCGGTCTTACCAATATCACCTTTATCACCATCTTTGCCACGTGGAATGGGAATTATAATTTCTTGTATACCATCCTTTGCTTGTTGTTCTATAGAAGGATAGTTTTCTTCCGGAAATTTACCTAATATTTCTCTACTTTCTTTATCAATAAATTTGATTGGTGGAATAGGTAAAGCATTCTTACCTTTTTTTCCAATTTTTCCTTGTCCTCCCTTATCGCCTTTATCACCTTTGGCACCGGTATCACCTTTATCCCCTTTATCGCCTTTATCACCTTCGTTTATGTTTTCTTCATTTGAATTAATATCTAATTTTTTTCTAGCATTTTTATTATTTTCATCTTTTACACTAATAATATCTTGAAATTCTTCAGTTTGATTTTCATTATTTATAATAAATATTAATAATAAACAAATAAATATCAATAATATTAAAAATGCATATATTTTTAAATTATAACTATTAATTGAAATAAGCATTATAATTTATTACCTCTATTATTATTTTTTATTTTTGTTCACATATTAAAAAAGCAAAGGGTGTATTTAACATATAATATGGATAATTATTAATATTAATTAAATCTATATTTTGATTAATATCTATTATTTTTGTAATATTCAAATCTATATTATCATAATAAAAAACCTTTCTTGTATTATTTTTGAATTCAATTATAATATTATCTTCTGATTTATAATTTAATGAATTATAATATATTGCATCTATAAAATTATTAAACATTATTAGATCATGAATATTTATTTTATGTATTATATTTCTATTTGATATTTTATGATTATCTATTTTTAATTTATATTTATGATTTAATTGATTTAGATATTCATCAGTATATTTTTTACCAGTATTAATATTATTAGATATATATGTTATATTTTTAGATGTTGAATTTTTATTTAATGTATTTAAATAATTTGCTGTATCATGATATTTTTGTAATTTTAAATTAGGTTTATTATATGAATTATTATATGTTTTAAGTGCTAAAATATTTATATTTAATCTTAAATTTTTATTATTAAAAATATATGGTTTAATAAAAGATTTGGCACATTTAAAATTATTAAAATTTAAAACTAATAAAATTATTTTTATATATTTAAACATATTTTTAATTATAATATAATTTTATATTTATATATAAAAAAAATAAAATTAATTAGAATAGGCAAGACCACCCATACCAGATAATATACGTAATACGTTATAATTTACAGCATAAACACTTATTAAACCAGTTACACCACTTGCTACTTGTAAATGAGCACTATCAATACGAGACATATTAAGAGTACCAGATGGTTGATGTTCTTCTGGTTTCAATGCAAATGAATATACATTTATACCTAATTTGTAATGATCTGGCGTATTTTCATGATGTTGATATGGTTGTATGATTGAGAAATATGCGCCATCTCTTTCAGCAAAGCGATCATTTCCATTAAGTTGTAATTTTGCTCTTCTAACAGGATTGCTTGGTAAACTAAGGAGTACATCTTTGTTACTACCATCACCTTGTGTATCACTAACGCCATCTGATGTAATATGATTATATTGATTAAATGCATCGCTTGAGAAATTATTCCAATATGGTTTACTTTCTTTAGTAGCAATTTCACCAATGCCGAGAGTTGGAGTAGGGGCACCAGTTTGAGAGTCTGGTTTAATAGTCCATATTAATTCTTTAACGGGATGATTGAAATTCATTCTTACACTCTTAAGTGCATCACCTAATGATTGAGTAATTTTGTCAGCACCAGTAAATTGTAACTGTTCTATTAAATATTCATGAGATAATTGTGCAAATCTTCTACGTTCATCGGTATCTAAAAAGATATAATCGACCCATAATTGAGAAGTTTCCATTGATAATGTTCCACCTTTATTTGTATTATTATCTTCATCTTCTTTAGTAGTACCATCATAGCTGAAGTTACCATCAGTTTGATCAACTAATTCATTCGCATTAGCATATTCAATATTAATTTTAACTTCATGATATTGTAAAGCAATTAATGGTAAAGCCAAACCTACATTGCGACAGAACCAAAATTCTAAAGGTATATATACTTCTACCTCGTTACCACCATCAAGTAAAACAGATGCATTTCTTTGATTGCCACCAACCATAACATCATAACCAGTTTTTTTACCAACAGGCATACTTAATTCATTCCAAATATATAACCATTCAGAATAATGTTTATCAATACGTTGTCCGCCAATTTCTAATTCAATATTTTTAAGTAATCTTAAACCATAATATGGTACAAGTGCTAATTTAGTTCCAGCACTGGCTGTATTTTTTAAAGTAGCTCTGAAATATATTCTATTGATTAAATCACCATTGCGTGTTATCAATACGCTAACACGAGATCCTATACTTGGATTTCCGTTAAAACTTTGTTCGATTGCTTCCATCGCAAAATTAGTGTGACGGCGATAAACTACTTTAAAAAAAGTAATTTGTGGATTACCTGTTAAATATACATCTTGTGCACCATATGCTACGAGTTGAAGAAGACCACCACCCATTTGTTTTTAATTCACTTTTATACTATAATAGGAGAAAAAAAAATATAATAATTAAACTTAATTACTATAAGCAATACCGCCCATACCCGATAATATACGTAATACGTTGTAATTTACAGCATATATAGAAACTGACTTACCTGATCCCCCCGCACCAGAAACATAATCTAATGATAATGTTGCTGAATCAATACGAGACATATTAAGAGTTCCGGATGGTTGATGTTCTTCGGGTTTTAATGCAAAAGAATAAACATTAATACCAACATTATTTGGTACATTTTCGTGATGTTGGAATGGTTGTACTAAATTAAAATATTTACCATCACGAGAAGCAAAGCGATCATTGCCGTTTAATGTCAATTTGCCTTCTTTAACAGCATTGGTTAAACCTGAATTTGGACCTATTAATGCGCTAAGAGCATCATAATTAGCAGCACTAGCTTGTGTAACAGCAGTTGCGCTGCTAGTAAAGTTAAACCAATTGTCATTATTTGGAGTATCAGTTTGTACAGTCCATACCAATTCTTTAACAGGATGATTGAAATTTAATTTAATTTTATTACCAGCAACTTCTTTGCCGGTAAATTGTAATTGTTCGATTAAATATTCATGAGAAGATTGAGCGAATTTTCTACGTTCATCAGTATCTAAATAAACATAATCAACCCATAATGATGCATTTAATGTAGCACTAGTAGTTGCAGTTTCACCTTGTTGAATACATTCTGACTCGGGAGCAAATTGAATATTAATTTTAACTTCATGATATTGTAAACCAATTAAAGGTAATGCTAAACCAACATTGCGACAGAACCAAAATTCAAGAGGAACATATAAATTACCATCTAAATCGCCACCTGGTCCACCAACCATACTGTAATAAGCATCTTTTTTACCAACTGGTAATGATAATTCATTCCAGATGTACATCCATTCAGCATAATGTTTATCTATTTTTTGCCCTCCAATTTCAACTTCTGCATATTTTACTAAACGTAAACCATAAAAGGGACAACATTTAGGTTCAGTAGTATTAACTACTAAATAAGCACGACTGATTAAATCACCATTTCTAGAAATAGTGCTTGTAACACGTTGTCCGTAACCTACAGAACCATTGAAAGTTTGTTGAATAGATTCTAAAGCAAAGTTAGTATGTCTGCGATATACTACTTTGAAAAAGGTAATTTGAGGATTACCAGTTAAATATACGTCTTGAGCACCATAAGCAACGAGTTGAAGAAGACCACCGCCCATTTTATTTTTGTTCTTTCTATTATATTATTTAAGAAAAAAAATAAGTAATTTATTATCTAATTGGAATACGCGATGCCACCCATACCAGATAATATACGTAATACGTTGTAATTTACAGCATATACAGATACCATATCAGCCGCATCACCAGATGTATCATATTCTAAATCTAATGTTGCAGAATCAATACGAGACATGTTTAGAGTGCCAGATGGTTGATGTTCTTCAGGTTTTAATGCAAAAGAATAAACATTGATACCAACGTTATTTGGTACATTTTCGTGATGTTGGAATGGTTGTACCATTGAGAAATACATACCATCGCGTTGAGCAAAACGATCATTGCCATTAAGTGTTAGTTTGGCTTTACTAATTAAATTGACTGGAGCACCAGCTGGACCAACAAGATTGGCAAGAGTTGAATATTTTTTATCAGTCGAAGCAGAAACTACATCTTTATCACTGGTATAATTAAACCAGTTATTTACGTCTCTAGAAGCACCTTCAGCAACCCATACTAATTCTTTAACAGGATGATTAAAGTTTAATTTAAGTTTTCTATTTGCTTGTTCTTTTCCAGTAAATTGTAATTGTTCGATTAAATATTCATGAGAAGATTGAGCGAATTTTCTACGTTCATCAGTATCTAAATAAACATAGTCTACCCATAAGGAAGCAGATAATGAGCCGGCTGTAGAAGCTACTTCGCTTGCATCTGCAAATTGAATATTTACTTTAACTTCATGATATTGTAAACCAATTAAAGGTAATGCTAAACCAACATTGCGGCAGAACCAAAATTCAAGAGGAACATACATAGTACCTACTGCAGCAGAAGTGCCACCCGGTCCACCAACCATATTGTAATAAGCTTGTTTTTTGCCAACAGGCATACTTAATTCATTCCAGATATACATCCATTCGCCATAATGTTTGTCTATTTTTTGACCGCCGATTTCTAATTCAACATATTTGATAGCGCGTAAACCAACCATTGGCGCTAATCCAGTAGAACCACTAGTTGACATTTCTAAATAAGAACGACTGATTAAATCACCATTTCTAGAAATGGTAGCTGTTACACGATTGCCCCAGCCAACAGAACCATTAAAAGTTTGTTGTATAGATTCTAAAGCAAAGTTAGTATGTCTGCGATATACTACTTTGAAAAAGGTAATTTGAGGATTACCTGTTAAATATACATCTTGTGCACCGTAAGCTACAAGTTGAAGAAGACCGCCACCCATTTTAATTTATACTTTCTTTTATACTATATAATTAGAAAAAAAAAAGAGAGAAAACTTAATTAGAATAGGCAAGACCGCCCATACCTGATAAAATACGTAAAACGTTGTAATTAACAGCATATACTTGCAAATTACCTGTTTTCTTTGTTGCATCTTCTATTTTTAATGCTAATACGGCGCTATCTATACGAGACATATTGAGAGTACCCGATGGTTGATGTTCTTCTGGTTTAATAGCGAAAGAATACACATTGATACCACCATTTTTAGGTACATTAGTATGATGTTGATACGGTTGAATTTTATCGAAATAAGTACCATCACGTGGAGCAATACGATCATTACCATTAAGTCTAATGTGTGCTGTAGTAACAGGATTTCCACCAAAAACAGTAGCGTCGTCATCCTTAGAATAATTATTCCATTGTAATACAGGATTTTTAGTAGTTGCGGATTTATCACCAGGCCATTTAGAAACCCATACTAATTCTTTGCAAGGATGATTGAAATTTAATCTAACTTGAGTATTGTATGATTCTTCACCGGTATATTGTAATTGTTCAATTAAATATTCATGAGATAATTGAGCGAATTTTCTACGTTCATCAGTATCTAAATAAATATAATCGACCCAAATATCAACTCTTGTAAGATCACCAATTGTTACAGCATTACCAGATGGTTCGTGTACTACTGAAGTATCAGCGTCGGCAGCTTTAAAATTAACAGCAACTTCATCTTTTTCAGCAAAATCAATTTTGAATTTTACTTCATGATATTGAAGAGCAATTAAAGGTAATGCTAATCCGACATTGCGACAGAACCAAAATTCTAATGGAATATACAATTTACTTGAAGCCGATGTTAAAACAGTAGATAAAGCACCACCATTTGCACCAACCATTTTATCATAACCATATCTTTTACCAGATGGTAAAGACAATTCATTCCATATGTACATCCAATCAGAATAATGTTTATCAATTTGTTGTCCTCCGATTTCAACAGTTACAGATTTTAATAATTTTAATCCAACATAATTTACATAATGATCTTTTGCTTGATCTTGAACATAACCCAAACCGGGTAATTCAACTTCTACATATGCTCTATTTATTAAATCGCCATTTCTAGATACAGTACAAGTTATTGAACTACCATATTGCGCTGTTCCATTATAAGTTTGCATAATAGATTCAATCGCAAAATTAGTATGACGTCTATAAACTACTTTGAAGAAAGTAATTTGAGGATTACCAGTTAAATATACATCTTGAGCACCATAGGCTACTAATTGAAGAAGACCACCACCCATTTGTTATTTTATCTTTTTATACTATATAAAAAGAAAAAAAATAAAGATAAACACAATATACTTAAAAGAATTATTATAAAAAGTTTATATAAGATGTTTAAAGATAAAACATCTAAAAAAAGATTGAATAATACAGAAAATTATAAAGATAAATGTACTTTAGATACAATGCATCATAATATAATTAAAGATTTTGAAAATAAGTCAAAAAAATATAATGAATATATTATTAACTTAGATAAATTAAATTTAAATAAAAATAATATAATGTCGAATATTCAAATATTATCAGAAAATAAAGATAATTTAAATACAAAAGAATATAATAATTTATGGAATTCAAATATCAAAATTAAAGAAGAAATATATAATATAAATCAAGAACTTAAAAATATAGAAAACTATAATGAAATAGATTATTATAAAGATACAAGTGATATATTATTTAATTATTATGATATTATTGAAAATCAATCTAAAAATAGTAATCTTGCAAAAAAAACTGTTCTTGATGCTTTAAATAATAAAAATGTTACACATGTGAATAATACAGATAAAACAAGTTTAGTAGATGAATATTTATCATTAACTAATAGTCAATATGTAAAAAAAAATTTAAATGAAAATATAGAAATATGCAAAGAATGTCAAAATTCATTAACTTGTTTACAACATGAAGCAATTATGATATGTGAAAAATGTGGATACCAAGAATTATTACTTGTTGAGCAAAATAGACCGATATTAAAACAAAACGCTAAAGATACATCACATTTTAGTTATAAAAGAATTAATCATTTTAGAGAGTGGTGTAATCAAGTTCAAGGAAAAGAAAGTACCGATATACCAGATGAAATTTTTGAAAAAATTTTAAATGAAATAAAAAAAGAAAAAATTATAGATACAAAAACAATAACTTATACTAAAATGCGGGAAATATTAAAAAGATTAAGAATTAATAAATATTATGAACATATAAATTATATTTTAAATAGAATTAATGGTATTCCAACTCCTCAATTTTCATCAGAATTGGAAGATAAATTATGTTTAATGTTTAGGGATATTCAAGCACCATTTTTAAAACATTGTCCTAAAGACAGGAAAAATTTTCTATCATATAGTTATGTTTTATATAAATTTTTTCAAATTTTAGGTTTAAATGAATATCTTAAATATTTTCCATTATTGAAAAGCAGAGAAAAATTATATTTACAAGATCAAATATGGAAAAAAATATGCGAAGAATTAAATTATCCGATTATTCCATCATTGTAATTATTTTAATTCTTTTTTAATTACTTCTCGTATATTAGTACTTAAATTTTTAACATATTTACTTGATAACTTCTTTAAAACTTTTTCTATTACTTTTTTATTTATTTTTTTACCTCCTCCTGTTAAAGAACCAAATGACGAATATGATGTATCTATGTGTCCCATATTTGGCATTTCATATCCAGGACTACTATAATCTCTTTGTAATGTATCGAATACTGTGTGTTTAGTTGGTTCAATAGATGATTCTAATACATATTTACTACATTCTCCATTTTGTACAGGTACAGCACAACCTCTACCTCCTTTTTTCATTCTATTTTCTAAAATATATAAACAATTAAATTTATTATTTTTTATAATATGTATTCATTTGATAAATTATTACAGTTATATTATAAAACTGAAAATTCAGAAACTTTTAAAAATAAATATGTAGATAATTTAGTTGATAATATTAATAATAATAATATAGTTAATGATGAAAATTTTTTATTAGATTTTATTATTATTAATAATTTACATTATAAAATTGAAAATTATGTTAAATATATATATATTCTAGTTCCTATATTATTTTTTAATGTATTTATATTAGGATTTAAACAATTTATTTATATGATTTAATAAAGTAATATGGATTATAATACGGGTGGTAGAGTTAATTTTGATGGTACAACAGATAATAACGCAAATAATTTAAATAATATTACTATCGATCAAAAATTCTCTATTGTTATTGGCGAAAATGCAGGTCAAACTATTTTACCTTCTGCTTCAACAAAAGATGAATTTAATATTTTAATAGGACAAAATACAGCACAATTTTCTAAAAATATAGAACATTGTGTTATTATAGGTGAAAATGCAGGAAAATTTTTAGATAATGGTAGTGAAAATATAATAATTGGCAATGATTTTAATAATAATGTTTCTAATATTCATAATCTCTTATCAATAGGTTATTCAAATATTTTTAATTCAGATTCTATTTATAATAATATATTAGGTACTTCAAATATTATTTTATCAAATATAAATTCGAGAATTGATATACCAATATCATGTAATAACATAATAGGTAATAATAATAATATAAATAATTTAAATAATTCAATTATAATTGGTAATTATAATAATTTTAATAGTTTATCTGAAAATAATTTAATATGTATTGGTAATGATATTGAATATAATGATAAGTTATCTTTAAATATAGATAATTCTATTATTAAAAATAATAATAATTCATTTACTAAAAATGATATAACATATACTTATGATAATTTATTAATAGGAAATAATTATCATACTAAAATAGGAATTGGATTTGATGATTATAATTTGATTGATAATATTATTGAAAATGAAACTTCTAATATTTATTATAATAATTTAAAATTACAAAATCTTTCTATTGATTTAACAAGTAATACATTTGAGTCAAGTATTATTTTAAATATTACAAGTAATTCTGATAATAAATATATACAAAGTATTAGAAATAGTGAAATACAAACTTTTTTTAATATTGTAAAAATTACTCCTCTTTATACTAATAATGAATTAAATCCAACTTATTTAGATGAAATACCACATACATATTCTTATATTACTGATATTGCTAAAGAATTTTATGATCAATCTGCACTTTTTATTGAAGAAATTCAAAATCAAAAAATATTAAATAATATTAATCATTCTTTATATGTTAATAATGGTATAAATACAGATCATTTATCAATTAATAATAATAATAATAATAAAATTTCATTATATTCATCTGATAATTTAATAAGTAATATTAGTTATGTTTTACCAAATAATGATATAAATACTCTAAGTGCTAATAATAAATATGTTTTATCAATTTCAAATTATAATGAACTATACTGGTTATTAAATACAGATATTGATGATAATAATATTAAATTAAATAATATATCAAATTATTTAAATAAAATTGAAAGTAAAACATCAAATATAAATATATTAAATAATGGAAATATAATTTTAAATTCTGATTTTACTGTAAATGGTATATTAAATATTAACTCGCTTAATATAACTGGGAATACCTCTTTTTTAACTAAAGATGATGTTTCTACTATTCAAGGCGAACCTGGTCCTCGTGGTTTAAAAGGAGACAGGGGTGATAATGGTAATAAAGGTGATAAAGGCGATAAAGGTGATAAAGGCAATGGATTTAAAAGTATTAATTATGATAATACAACAGGTATAATTACATTCGATAGTGATGATGGATTATTTTTAAAAACAGATGATATAAGAGGAGAAAAAGGAGATGGTTATACAGGTGCATATTATAATCTCGAATCTGGTAAAATTACATTTTTAGGTACAAAAGAAGAATTAAATTTTACAACTGGTAGTATTATTGGACCACGTGGTGAAAAAGGTGATAATATAGGTGAAGTTATATTTTATAATTATGATAAAAGTATTCAATTAGGAAAAATAGGTGATTCTTCAATTTCTAGTACAGATATTTTAATACCAAATGGTCATCAGGGCATTCAAGGTATACAGGGTTTAACTGGATTACGAGGTGAAAGAGGAGAACATGGTATTGAGGGTGCGCCTGGACCTATTGGTCCACAAGGACCACAAGGATTAAGAGGTTCACCTGGTACTGCTAACGTTGTTGCACCTGTGAATGCAGGTGATTTTATCATAATTAATTATGATAAATCTGGATATCCTAAAATTAATACTGATATTAATAATATAGTAGCACATATTCAATCAGATTCATCTATTGGACTAGATTCTACTTTACATGATAATATTTTAGAAATTGAAGGTAAAACTTCTAATATTGAAATAATTGATTCAGGTAATATTAAATTATATAGTGATTTAACAATAAATGGCGATATTAATATTAGTTCTGGTTCTAGTTTTAAAATTAATGGTGTAGCAATAGCAACAACTGATACAACATATACAGCGGGTACTGGTATTAGTATAAGTGGTACAACAATTGATTCTCTGATAACACAATATGAAGATAGTAATGTACTAACATTATTAAATACAACTGGTGTTACAGGTGGATTAAAAGTTACTACTGGTAATGTAGGAATCGGA